ACTGACATTGATGGTACTTTCGATGAAAAGGATGGCATCATTTCAATCAATGGATATAAGTCGGTTATCACAGATATCGTAGATGTCAAGGCGCGTGTCAAGCGTTCTTTCAAAGGATTTGACGGCACGCAAACCACGTTCAAACTCACTACATCAAACGGTACTGCATACTTCCCTGATCCTGCAGGTCACATGTTGATTTTCGTCAATGGTATTCTGCAACCTCCTGGTGCAACAAATGCCTTCACGGCATTCTCTGATTCGATTCAATTCACAGAGGCACCAGAGGCAGGAGCATCGTTCACTGGTTTCTATGTTGGTAAGTTGAGACAATTAGATGATATTTCGTTTGAGTTTGACTCTTTACGTCAATCATTTAACCTCAGAAGAAATGATGTCTTCTACTCGCTGACATTGACTGATGGTGTTCAGTCTAGCGTCATCAGACCAGAGAATAATATTATTGTTTCTCTCAATGGTGTTGTACAAGAACCTGGTGTTGGTTTCGAGATTGTTGGTTCTAGAATCATCTTCTCCGAAATTCCTCGCGTAGGATCTACATTTGTTGCATTCTCTTACGTTGGTTCTGAGGCGGACGTTGATGCTGCTGAAGTTGTTCCTCCTATTGAAACTGGTGACTTTATTGATATTCAGGGTGAGACTGATGATCGTGAGGTTGCGGTTATCGAATCTTCAAATTCGCTGATCACCTTCGATTATCTGGGATCTGTCTTTGGACAGGGTGCAATCGGACAGTCTGTGATTACATCTGGATTTATTGATGATGTTCAGGTTACTTCTGGTGGATCTGGATATACGTCAAGACCAACTGTAAGAATCGACTCTATCTCTGGTTTTGATGCGAATATTCGCGCTCTGGTCGGCGTTGCTGGTGTAGAAATTAGCAATGCAGGATCTGGATATCAAAATCCTGCAATCAGTGTTGAGACAACTGTCCCCGATGACTGGACTCCACCTAATCTAGATGACTATGGTGAAGAGTTAGTTGACCCAGAAGTCTGATAAATAACTAAAAATCGTAGCGAGTAATGGCTAAACAATCACTGGGTCTTGGATCCGCTGCTAATGATAATACAGGTGATACTCTTCGTGCGGGTGGTGATAAGATTAATGACAATTTTAATGAGATCTATACCGCGCTGGGAAATGGCAGTAATCTCCAAGTGAGTCTTGCCAACCCAGCGTCGGGTCAGGTACTTCGTTATAATGGGACAAGTTTTATTCCCAGTGATTATTCCAACTTAACTTCCGCATTGGATGTTAATGGTAACAGTATTATTTCTTCTTCAAACGGAAATATTGCTGTTGCTGCTAATGGTACTGGTGATATTACACTTGCAGCTGGATCTGTAACATCAACTTTTGATGGTGATACTGGACAAGTTGATATTCCTACAAAGGTCAAATATAAAAACGAATATGCCACTTTGAGTGCAGCACCTGCTGCTGGAACCTATCCTGGATATTTCTTTACAGTAGATGGTGATGATAATCCATATGTAAATATCAATATCACTGCTGGTGGTGCGGGTGATGTTAGGGCGAAAATTCTTACTGAATATTCGAGTATTGATGATTTAAGTGATGTTGATATTACCACTAATGCTCCTACTGCAGATCAAGTTTTAAAGTGGAACGCAACTGATAATAAGTTTGTTCCTGCTGATGATACTGCTGGAGCAGGTCAGCAAAATATATTTGCTACTGTTACTGGTGATACTGGTTCTACTACTGCTAATGCTGCAGCAGATACTCTTACAATTGCTGGTGGTACTAATATTGCTACTGCTGTTAGCGGTGATACATTAACAATTAACTTTGATGGAACCTTAACTACTACTTTTGCAGCATTAACTGACACTGATGTTTCCGCATCTGCAACTTTTGGTGCAGTTGTACAAGGTGACAATCTTTTTTGGAATGGAACTAGATGGGTTCCTACTCGCAGTCCTATTACTTGGTGGGAAATTGGTTCCAATGGTTCTTCTGATTATACATTTAATGGACCTGGATTTGCTTCGGCAACTAATGATCCAGTAATTTATGTTCATAGGGGATTTACCTATGCATTTGATAATAGTTCTAATGGTGGAGCACATCCATTCAGAATTCAAAGCACACAGGGTTTGAGTGGAACTTCATATACTGATGGTCAATCTGGTAGTGGAACCTCTGTTTTATATTGGACTGTTCCTATGGACGCTCCTAGCACGCTGTATTATCAGTGTACTATTCATGCTGCAATGCAAGGTCAAATTAACGTTGTAAGTTGATATAAATGACAAGAACAGTTCCTGGAAGCGGTGCCGTAATCGAGCCAATTTTTGACGACATTTTTGGCGTAAAGGCAGTAAAAGTAATCGAAGGTGGATCTGGATATGATCCAGCAGATCCCCCACGTTTAACGATCACTGGGTGTGGTACTCCTGATGAGGATGCACTATTATTTCCTATTATCGATGAAGACTCAGGAAAAGTTATTCACGTAAGAGTCTTAAAGAGAGGAAGAGGGTATGATCCTTTAAGACTACAAATTGTTCCAGAACAAGAAACACCAAACGTAGTACGATCGTTTGATATTAATAGAATTTGGCAAACTCATCCAAATTCTCCAACTTCAGGTGTATTCAATCTTTCGTCTGGAGAGAAGACTGATAGATTGAGGATTGTATCTGACAATCATCCCAAACCATCAATTCATTCTGGTATTGATGCTGAGAGACAACCTGGAGGGTCCTCTCTCGTTGTAGATAGATCTTTTGATCAAACTTTTATTTACAGAGGTGGAAAAGATGTGCCCAACAATGGGACACGTCTATTTCAAAATGATAAAGCGATTGGTATTCTGGCAAATGGTGGATTGTTACATACACCAGAATTTGGACCAGATGGAGATCCTCCTGCTGGATTCGCAATCGATACAGTAAAGTATGATTATGTAAAAAATACCAATTCCTTTGACGCTATTGTTGATTCTAGTAATTATTTTTATCAGTCTAGCAAAGTTATTGATGAGTTCAAACGTTCTAATGGTGTGTTTGAATGGGGTAAAATACAGGTATTTACTTGGAGAGTAAAGGTAGAATTTGATAATGTCTATTTACAGGTTTCAAATATTGATGAAACTCTTGGTCAAATTGAGGTTGGTCGAATTGTAGATGAAGTATCTGGCAATGCTAGAGGCACAATTGCAAAGGTTGTTCGTGATGATGACGGCGATGTAACTCATGTATATTTGAGATCTGTTAGCACTGCAGCATCATTCTCTCAAGGTGATGTTGTTCTTGGATCGAATGGATTCAATTTTACTATTGCTGCTGATCCAGAGGTGATGGTAAATGGCATCTTTTATATTGAGTTTGGTGAAGAGGCAGAGGAGTTTGGTCCATTTACTACAGGTCAGTTTTACTTTGCTCCAGAAAACATTAGAGTTCCTAAAAATTATTTGATTATTTGGGACCAGTCGGATACTTCTAATGGTGTAAGTGAAGCACATCCTATGGGACACCCTATGCAGTTCAGCACAACTGCTGATGGTACGCATGGATCTACACCTGGTACTTTGTATTATAATAGTACTGGTGTATCTGAAGCACCCTCAACGGATTACGAAAATGAGTTCCGTCCTTTATTCATTATGAATGAGGATGAAAATGGAAGAGTCTACTATTTCTGCAAGAATCATCCTGAGATGTCGGGTAAAGAAGGTCATGCAGGATATATGATGCGTGATCAAACTGCAGAAGATGAACCCATCATCAATGATTACTACGTCAAGAATTTTTATCAATCCGATTCTGAAGATCCAAATACAATTGATCGTTCTAGACATGTAGATGGTCATTCAAAAGTTCTGGGTATGTCCTTTGATGGATATCCAATTTATGGTCCATATGGATATAATTCCAGTGGAACAGTTGCTAGAGAGGTATCTTCTTATCGTTTGAGAACTGATGCTGAGATGCAAGGTAATCGACCTGCTGTCAGTACGGTGTCTACAACTACCTATGCGGTTACTATTGCTGATGGTGAATTTAAATTTGATGGAACTAGACCAGCATTTTTAAATCTTGAGAGAGGAAAAACGTATATTTTCAATCAAAACGATTCCTCAAATGAAAGTCAGATGCTTCTCCTTTCCACATTGGAAGATGGTTGGCATAGTCAAACACCTGCTATCATTGGCAATACTGACAATTTGTTTGATGGTCCTGTAACTAACGGATATGGTATTGAATATTATATCGATGGTGAAGAAGTTACCTATCAGAATTATCTTTCTGGATTTAATTTAGCATCAACTA